GATATTGCGTTGTAGCCATGTCTATTGCTCCTTGGGTTCTGATTTGACTTTAGATGATTTCTTTACGCTGTCGGTGGATATCAGGCCGCCGTCAAGCAGTGCGTCAATGTTGACACCGTCCTCTGGGATGAACTCGTCGCCCGGGGTTCCGAGGCGTGGGCTGATGATGGTGTACATAGTTTCTCCTTATGCGCTTTGTGCTTGTATGCCACAGTCAAGGTCGTAACACGGGAAGAGCTGCCCACCGATTTCAAGGTTGCTCGGACGGCCTGCCATGACAATAATTGGGCTGAGTAGGACTTTGCTCACGATGTCAAGGATGCTTCGCAGGACTGGTAGGCCTGCTGGGCCTGAGCCAATGACCTTGATTGGGAAGTCCATGCGGATGATGTTGCCATTGCCAGCGATTGTGGTAAAGGATGGCGCGTCAATGTACACACAGTTAGGTACGAGCTTTGTGGGGTCGTTGACTACTCGCAGGCCAGTGACCGCTGTGAGTGTGGTCGTGAGGCTGTCTATAGCCCCGTTGAGAGCGTCTGTGTAAGCCATTAGGCGCAGGCAGGCCTGTCGATGCCAAGCAACTGTTTAACGATCGGTGTGAGGCTCTGCTGAGGCGCTGTGCCCATTCCGTCAAAGGATGCAAAGGTGTTTTCAAGCGAGCCACGGCTGCGCCAGAGGGCCGCGCAGTACATAAGTGTGCCGAGCGTGGCATCCCCACCCGGACTAGTTGTAAGACTGTCAATGTAGCCAGCTTCTTGACGGCGACGATATGCAAAGTCATTGCCAGCAGACACGGCCTGAGTGATAAGCGTGTAATCGTCTGATGGGTTTGTAATCTGTACGCCAAGGTAGGTGACAAGCTGCGCGGCAGTGACCCATGTGCAGGTCTGCGTGTAGGTGACTGTGCCAGTGGCGGCAACGCGCTCAACATTGTCAGCGACTTTTGTGTACAGCACCTGATTAGCAATTGGTATCTCAATGTCATAAAGCAGATCGCCCTCAGTGTCTATACCGATGTACAAATACTGGGGCAATGCGCGAACAGTGTAAGTGCCGTTAAATGTTGCATCGACCGATGCGACCGTAATTGACTGGCCGACTGCAATTTCCGATGGGGTCAGAAGTTGCAGTACGGCGTAGTTGTCAATTAGATACTTTTGAGTGACGCTATATGTAGCCATGAGCGGATGCTCCGCTCTCGACTAGGCGATTGTGATTTTTTGGACTTGTGTTGCGTCTGCGATGAAAGTTGAGACATAGCCTGCGTACGAGAAGTTGCGACCCAATGTGGATGGCAACTCTACGGACATCAAGCCACGGATCTGCTCGTAGAACTCAATTGCTTGAGCGCGAGCAACGACCATCGTCGAGGCTGCAAAGTTTTTGTCTGCAACGAGGCTCAGACCAAATGGGTTAAATGTATTCATTTGGGTGATGTTTGATGTGCCTGCTGCGTTCATGCCCATGAGGCCAGCTGCGCCGACATATGGGAATACTGGACGCTTGTCAGCATCAAGTTGCTTGCCCAAGTACAGCCACACATTGGGATCAACAAACAAGTGGTCTGGCAAGAAGTTTGTTTCGGTGAGGATGTTGTAAGCGGCGGTGTACAGCGCGTTAAACAGTGAACTTGGGTCAGTCGATGCGACTGTCCATGTTGCACCGGACGCGGTTGCTCCAGCAGTAATTGCGTCTGCTGCGACATTGTCCGATGCGAGCATGTATTCGCCGACGAGGTCGTTGAGAATGATCTGCAACGATGCTGGGTCAGTGAAGTCAACATCTTGGATGGACAGTGTTACTTGACCAGCAAGCGTGGTTTTGCTGACAGTGTTTGCAGCAATGACCATGGTTGTTGCCGATGCGGCAGCAAGTTCGCTTGATTGTGCAGCGACGCTTGTGTGCGTAGTGATGGTTGGGCGAACAAAAGTCTTTGATGCTCCGCCGTTTGGCATTGCGCGTGCGCCGATTGCGTTAACAACTGGACGGATGAAATTGAGGTCTTGGAACACTGGCCCAAGGACTGGTACTGGCAAAAGACCAGGAGTGTCAGTGGTAAGAACATCGCCTGCAGCTGCTTCGAGAGCGGTCTGCCTTGACTTGATGTATTCCTGTGTTGCAGCTGCGACATTGCGGAATGTTTCTCCGCCGATGTGCATTGCAGCGAAGTATTCGCCCGGTGTTGGGAGATCAAACTTGCGCTTGGCTACTGCTGGAAGTGAAGCCGTTGGAATGGTGGCCTCGATGACTGGTGTTGCTTCGGACATTGGTTCTGTCTCCTCTGTGGGTTCTTGTATTTCATTATTGTCGGTCTCTTCGGGTTCGTGGTGGATACTTGCAGCGATGTCGGTAATGATCGCTCCAGCAAACGCTGGGACTGGCACCATAGACAACTCAATCCAGTCGGCAGCCAACACGGTTACTGAGCCGTCATCGTTGGCGCGACTTTTGGTTGGATTTACGCCGACCGATACTGAGTCCAATACGCCGTCAAGGGCGAGCTGTAGAGCCTCGTCGCCTGCGGCTGTTTTGCTGATCTTGGCACTGAAAAGCATGCCCTCTGGGGTGTCAACGCGTTCGGTGACAATGCCGATGGCCTGATTGCTGTCGTGGTTCATGTAAAGCCGTGGGGCTTTGCCTTCGACTGGCAGACTGCCTTGCTCAAAGACGACTTGTGTTCCGTCGCTGACTGTGGCTGGCACGCCGTATGGGACTGCTATGCCTGTAATGGTTCGTGATGGTGTGCCGTCGCCCGCGGCTGCGTCAATGCTGACGGATGGGGCGGTAAATCTAATCATGAGCTTGCGATCTCCTCTTGCGTGTTTTCTGTTATTGGGTTTTCCATTTGGTCTGCGAGATAATTCTCTTTAAGATAGGACTCGTAATCAAATGCAACATATGTGCCGTTAGGTAGCACATTGTTCATTGACAATGTTTCTGCTATTGCGTCGGCGTAAAGTTTTACACCAAAAAACAGTAAGTCCATGCGTGCTTGTTGTGATGACTGATAAGAATATGATCCGGTCGAAACGCCGATTAGGTATGGCGGCACATTGCCGATGCGTCCACCAGTTTCTAAGGCGCTGTAGTTGGCTGACTCAATAAGCAGCATTTTGTCTGGTGACATCGTTGTTGGTTCGTACGATAAAAACTCGTTTAGCGCAGCAGTTTGGTTGGTTGCGCGTGCAGCATTAAACGCAGACGCAAGATCGGCTAGTTCTTGTGCGCTTAAGGGTTCGCCACCCGTCTGCTTCAGGACTCCCGCAGGAATGCTCGAGGAGGCATTCCGCGCCCTTGCTTCTTGAATTTTTAGTGCTGTTTGTATTGCGGCCTGTGATGAATAGACCATGCCTTGGGTTGGCGACAAGAATTGCACCAAGTTCTTTGGGTCTATTTCTCCGCCCTGAAAATAAACTTCTTTGGACGGTGCAAACCATACGGGGCCAGCCATGTCTTGTGTTGTAACTGAGCCTGCTGGTAGTCGAGTAAAGGTTGCTGGGAAGCCGTCAGCGGTGCGTGATGTGATGTACCAAAATGCGCGACCGTAAAAGTACAAGTCGTCAAAAGTCCACGACATAAGAAAATTAAACGGAACTGTGGGATCAGGACGGCGCAGCCAAGTGCGTGGCGCAATGTAGACGCGTTCCATTTCTTCGCCGTTCCACATTTCGTTGTACATCTTTAGTGGCATGCAGCCAATGACTGATGCCAGCAAGTCGCGGCTCCTTGAGATCGCAGGGATGGACACCGCCGCCGCTCTCAGTTGACCCTCTTGATAGGTGTAATACTGACCGATCATGTTTACGCCAGCATTTTGCGACGAGTAATTTATTCCGCCGCCAGCAGCTGCCGCTTTTGCAGGCGCTGGACTTATTGCGGCCTTGCTTACTTTGCGGTCAAATAATCCCATGCCACAACATTACAGATGCGGGCGCTGTGATGGTGGCACTCGATCGGCCTATCAGTTCCCGACGAAAGGCTAGGTACATCGACCGAGTGCCGAGGGTATGTTACTGACTAACAGTGACCAGCATCGGTTTACCTGACACTGATGGCCTTGAGCACAGTGCAGCTGCCCAGATCATGCAGCGACACAACTCGATTGGCCCGGGTGATCTCTGAGATGACACAGCGACAGAGCCTTGCGATCTGACTGCGACAGCGCGCTGGACATGTTCAGCCAACTGAGTTGAGCCGTCATGTAGCAGCATTTTCTCCGCTATCAAGTTTCTTACTGTGGGGGTGTATTTCAGTATTTCGCCGTAGCCAACAATGACCTTCTTGGTCTCTAGGTGTCGAGGCCACTGGATGTCGATGCTGGGGGATATAGCGAACTTGCAGCCGTCGGCAGTGAGCCGATCAACCTCGAGCAAAAGAGCTGCGAAACTGTCCACGACGAAGGCCACGGTCACGACGATGCGACGATCTGACAAGGCCACGGCGCGCAGGCCGAAGTACCGCGAGTCGTCCATGCTGGTCTCAATGGCAACGATGCCGCCTTTTGGTATGTCGCCTTCATGCTCAAGTGCAGGCCAGACACCCGGCGGTATCCAGCCACGATCCGAGGCCACCCACAGATTGACGGATGCGCGCAAGAATT